TATTGACTATGTTTGGGATGCTACTGTTCTCGCCAAGGATGGCCGTCGTGTTACCATGCGTGCAAACACCATGGAGCTCGAGAAGGTTAATGTTGGAGAGCGTGTTATTCGTGCAGCCGCACAGGCTGTCGGTGACTACACCAACGCAGGTGCGACATTCAGCAAGGTGGAGCTTACTACAAAGAAGATCCGTCTAGACTGGGAGGTCTCATCAGAGTCCCTTGAGGATGGCATCGAAGGTGCCGCACTTGAGGACCACCTAGTACGATTGATGACAAACGCTTTTGCGAATGACATCGAGGATCTAGCTATTAACGGTGACGGTGCTACTGGCAACTTCTTGTCCATCATGGACGGATTTGTCAACAAGGCAACCACTGGAGACGCACACGAGGCTGTAGTTACTGTAGCTGACAATGCATGGACTCCAGACGTTATGCAGCAGATCATCCTGGCATTGCCACGCAAGTACCGTGCACTTAAGAACAATCTTAAGTTCTACGCTGGTACTGACGCATTCCAGGGAATCGTTAAGCACAACGGTACACTAGCTGACGCTGTTGCTGAGGCATTCGCAGGAATGACCCCAGGTTCAACTCAGGCTAACCGTCAAGACTACCTAGACGGTATGGGGCAGACATTCGGTGGAGCACGTACTACTCGTGTTCTTGGTGTCGATGTACAGGAAGTTCCTTACTACCCAACTGGCTACGTAGACCTAACCTTCCCAGCTAACCGCATTTGGGGTTTCCAGAGAGACATCACTGTAAACCGTGAGTACAAGGCAAAGAAGGACACCATTGAGTACACCGTATTCGTACGTTTCGGTATTCAGTGGGAGGAAGAGGACGCAATCGCATTTGCTGACGCAGCTGCAGATAGCTAAATCTAAACTAAACCTTAAGGGGGCAGGGGCTACTCAGCTCCTGCCCCTTTTTTAGTAATCTGTTATAATTGATTCAGGAGGAATATTATGGCAAGAGAAGTATTTAACCCAGAAGCCACAGATGGCGATGGAGACGGCGTGGTCCAGGACGGAACAAAGTTTGAGCGTCCAGCAACAGACCTGCCAGAAGGTTTTAACCCAGACGCAAGGGATGGGGATGGCGATGGTATCGTTCAGGATGGAACAGAATTTGCTCGTCCAGTAGAGGATGCTGCTGTAGAGGAAAAGCTGGAAGAGGCTCCAGCCCCAGAAGCTAAGCCTGCTGCATCAAAGCCTACAGCTCCTAAGAAAGAGGAGCCAAAGCCAAAGGCAACACCAAAGCTAAGCTCAGAAAAGGTAGCAGTGTTCTCAACAAAGAATGCATACTGGGAGGGCGTTGGACGTCTCTCTAGAGGCTACCACATTGTTTCGAGAGAGGAAGCAGACCAGTGGCTAACACTTGAATACGTTCGAGAAGCAACTGAAGACGAGATAAAGGCTCTATAATCAAATGGAAATATTGAGGGTTCCACCATATCCGCTAGTAACTACCTGGGATGTCCCAGATGCTGACACCAACTATGTCATTGAGCTAGAGGATCTGGTGGACCACTCGATAGAAACAGTCGATGTTACATCTAACTCGTCTGCTCAAATCGTATATGAGCTGCCTCAGTCAAAGATCCAGTTTGACAGAGACTTTGCTATTAGAATATACGATACAACAAATCTAGCTGTAGTAGACAGCAACCTAAATGTTTACAGACCATATGTAGACCCAAATAGCCTTGGCACAATAGCTTCAGAAATTGCAGAGTACAAAATGCTTGAGATTGTTGCGAGGGCAATCATTGATGAGTTTACTAGTGATGGTTTTTATAATCATAAGCTAGTAGTTCAGGGTGTGGGAAATAACACAGACTACTATCCGCTTTGGCACGACACAAACAAAGTTCTAAGGGTTTACGAGAACAATGTAATGGTCTACAATAGCGAAGACACCGCAATAAGCGTAGCCTCATTCTACGATGTACTGCAAGACGTAAATGACGGTGTGGGACTTACCACAACCGTAAAGCACGGTTACTCAGTGGGCAATCTAGTTGAGTTGGCTGGATTCTCGCAAGACTTTGCCGAGCTCAACAGCCCATTTAGAATATCTGAAATTATTGATGAGTATTCATTTAGAATTTCTAAAACCATAAGCGATTACTCGCTTGCAACTGAGGAATCGGTTGGAACTGTAGAAAGAGTCTGGTATGATGCCTACGCTGTGACGCTAGACAATTCGGCAATCTACAAGGTGTATACCGATAGAATTAATCGCTATCAGTCTGCCCCAATTGCACTACCAGCATCAAATGGAGATCTTGGCTTTGCAAGCCCTGGCTCTCCAGCATTTCAAAGAGACTTTGACTACACCTTCATTCTGGATGCGGGGTACAAGGCTATACCACCAGAGATAGAGTATGCAACCAAGCTACTGATCGAAGATATTAAGTGTGGAAAGATGGAGTATTACAAGAGGTATATCACATCGTACAACACTGACCAGTTCAAAATTCAGTTCGACAAGAAGATGCTAGAGGGAACGGGAAATATTATTGTTGACAAGATACTTGGTAAGTATGTCCAAACAATAACTAGATTCGGAGTACTATAATGAATGTAATCTGCGAAGTTACAGATTTTATGTTCCCAATGCAGGCAGATATATACTACCCTATAGTAGAGCAAGGTGCATACGGAAATGTTTCTAAGACCTGGGTTTTAGATAGAACTATTGCATGTAGCCTTACTGGTGCTGGGTCAGCACTAAAAGAAGAGATAAAGCCTAACGTAAACATTACACAAGACACAATCATAATCGGTAGAGCAAAAACAGACATCCGTGTTTCAAGCAGAGACTCTAATGCATCAATAACCAACGTAATTGTAACCAACATCAAAGACTCTAACTGTAATGAAATATATCTCGAAACATCTGGGCCAAGAGCAGGTAAATCAACAATCTTTGAAATTGCAACTCAAGAGCCGTTTGTTGGTCCATTTGGCGGCGTAGAGTATTATAAGCTAGTTCTTCGTAGATCCGAGAATCAGGCGGCAGACGTATAATGCTAAACGTATTCTTTGATGACAAGAAATTCTTAAAAGAAATGAATAACGTACTTGATTACTCTAATGGATACATAGAGGGAATTAACCAGGGTAAAAGCGTATTCGTAGACAATGTAGGCAAAGATGCGATTGATGCAATTAGGCAATTCGTAGACTCTAATGCAAGAGTAAATCCTGCTGCCCTGCAGCACATGTATGAGTGGAATGAAGCTGGCAACCCCAGCTCAAGACTATTTGATATTAACTATGTATCAAATAGCTTTGGACTTTCTTTTAACTTTACGTTTAGGCAATCAACATCTATAAAGAGTGGATCGTCAGTTCCATTTTATGATAAGGCCAGGATTATGGAGCAGGGCATTCCAGTGGTAATAAGACCTAAGAGAGCAGATGTTTTGTCGTTCGTTAATGAAGACGGGGAGCAAGTATTTGTAAAAGGCAGCGTTTCAGTAGAAAGCCCAGGTGGAACAGAAGCCCAGGGATCATTTGAAAATATCGTAAATGTATTTGTAAATCAATATTTTTCACAAGCCTGGTTGCGTAACAGTGGTATACTAGATTATCTAAAGACGTCTAAAGACTACAAGAATAGTATTTCTAGAGGAAAGACTTTTGGAAGGTCTGCTGGTAGATCTGTTGGATACAACTTTATAACAAGAGCAAGGGCAGATGGATAATGGCACAGTCACTACTAAACACACCAATACTTTGGATTAATACATACCTTAAAGAAAAGCTTGAGGAAAATCTTGGATTTGCCACGTTACCATTTTTCCCCACAGGGCCATCAACCCTTGAGACCCTAAACTCTTTTTCCTTAGAACAAAGCGGTATGATGTCGGTATACGACAGAATGTTTAAGATGCGTCGTAAAGCATTCCCACACATAAAATGTGAGCAAGTTCTATACTGCTTTTATTCAACAGGGTCTGATTACCAACTCAACATGATTAGGCTACAAGAAAATATTTTAAGATTGATGGACAGAGAAGATGAGACTGCCGAAGAGATAAACGAGTGGGCAAAGAATAGGGGTCCCATAACCGTAGAGGGCGAAAGCATATCCTGCAACTTTTACTTCCATAACTTTAAGATCTATCATTTAGAAGAGTCCAGAGACATCGTCGACTTTGGAACTGCTAGAACCTACGCAGGAAATAAAATAATTATTGACTACGACTACCACCTATCTGTTGACCCAAATAGTCCAGATTTTTAAATAATATTTAAAAGTGCTGTATACTTGTAAATGAGGAAACACGCCCTTTTATTAATCAAACAAAAGAGGTGAATTAATATGGCATATACACGTGGTGATTCAGCACAGATCATCGTTGGTGCAGCTGCTCTATTTGCATACTCTGGAGCTATTGATCCAGCAACGGATCTTCCAGATTATTCAACAGACGGCACATCCTACCGTGAAACCCTGACCGATGAAACACTCGGTGCAGGATATCGTAACGTTGGTTACACAATGAACGGTCTAGAACTAGTCTTCCAGCCTGACTTCGGTGAGGTACAGGTTGACCAGGTACTTGACGCTGCAAAGCTATACAAGCAGGGTATGACCGTAAACATGAACACAGCTTTCGCTGAGGCAACTCTAGAGAACCTACTTCTAGCCATCGCTGGTAACGCAGCTGACTGGGACGAGGCTATTACTGGTGTTACAGGACTAGGAACAGGCTCAGCCTCTCTTAACCTTGCATCTGGTAACCTAGGTGAGTGTCCAGTTGAGCGTGGTCTTGTTGCAGTTGGTCCTGGTACGGGTGACTGTGAGGCTGGCTCAAGCATTGAGCGTATCTACACTGCTTACCGTGCTCTATCAATCGAGAACGTAACCGTATCCGCTAAGCGTGACGAGGCTACAATGTTCGAGGTTTCTTTCCGTCTACTACCAGATTCTTCTGGTTCATACGGTAAGATCGTAGACCGAGTAATCCCAGCCGCTGCTGTCTAATAGACTGCATCTACAAATAACTTAATAAAAACTGCCCTGGCTTCGGTCGGGGCAGTTTTATTTTTGGTATACTTGTAAGATGGCAAGTAAAATATACGACACTGGAATCATAGAACTAATAGACGGAACAGAGCTATATCTTACTCCGCTTAAGATTAGATACCTTCGTGAGTTTATGGAAAAGTTTGAAGATGTAAAAAAAGCATCTGGAGATGAAGAAGCGGTGTCTGCTCTAGCAGAGTGTGCCAGGGTAGCGATGAAGCAGTACTATCCATCAATAAAAACAATAGATGATCTAGAAGACAGTGTAAACCTCCCAACCATATATAAGATACTTGATGTTGCAGCTGGAATAAAAGTAGATGCTGATAAAAATGATGAGGGCGTAAAAGAGCAGGCAACGCAGAGCGGATCTTCCTGGGAAACACTGGATCTTGCTAAGCTTGAAAGCCGTGCTTTTTTGCTGGGTATCTGGAAAGACTACGAGGAGCTAGAAACCTCACTGTCCATGCCTGAGCTAATAGCAATACTGGAGAGTCAAAACGAAGCTGACTATCAGCAGAAAAAGTTCTTGGCAGCAATTCAGGGTATAGACTTAGACGAAAAGACTGGTAACAGCAATGCAAATGCTTGGGAAGAGATGAAGGCCAGGGTATTTAGTGGCGGTAAGACCAATGACCCTAATGACATCACCTCATTCCAAGGCTATAAAGCTCAACAATCTGGATTTGGCATAGGTTTGGGCCTAGATTACACTGATTTGACCAAGCAATAGAATCCCCTTTGTGGTATAATTAATAAGACCATATTGGTTATAGAGAAGAGGAATAGATGGCTACAACAGTCAATGAATCACAAAGCATCAAGCTAATTGATGGAACCGAGCTTACAGTTCGTCCACTAAAGATTTCCTTACTTCGCTCATTTATGAAGAAGTTCGAGGGCATCGCAGCAGTAGCTGATGATAATGACAAGTCAATGAATCTTCTAATGGAGTGTGTTCAGATTGCTATGGAGCAGTACAAGCCAGAGCTAGCTGGAGACATCAAAGCGTTGGAAGACAACATCGACCTACCAACAGTCTATAAGATTGTAGAGGAAGCCTCTGGCATTAAGATGTCGGATAGCTCCGTGGTAGGTAACTTGGGCAAATAGTCCACAAAACGAGGTACTAATGAATGGCTGATATTGAAACCAATATTGGGATTAATATTGATACGTCCAGTGCGTTGGCGTCAATCAAAGCCCTACAAAGTCAGATATCGGCCTTTCATCAGTCCTTAAGAACGTCTGGTAGTGCAGCAAATGCTGCTATGTCAGACAACATGTCTAAGAATTTAATAAATTCTATAAACTCTACAAAACAATTTTCTGCAAGCTTAAGTAATGTAAAAAGTACAGCAGACTCATTCACAGAGTCCCTGGAAAAAAATAAGCTTTCAATGGGCCAGTACTTTAAGTACGGTATGGCATCTACTAAAAGCTTTAGTAGCATGTTCAAAAATGAATTTAATACAATTGACAAAGTTGCTCGTGAACGGGTAAAGACCATTCAGACCCAATATATAAAAATGGGTCGGGATGCCAACGGAGCAATTGAAGCAATCAAGGTAAGGCCCCTATCCCTTGATATGAACAATCTGGGAACCCAGATGCAAATGGCTGCTCAAAAGCAGCAAGTTTTTAATCAGCTCTTAAAGCAAGGTTCTACAAATCTTCTAAACTTTGGTAAAAACACCCAGTGGGCTGGTCGCCAGCTTATGGTTGGTTTCACCCTACCACTTTCTATTATGGCATCCACTGCTGGCAAAGCATTCATGGAGATGGAAGATGCAGTAATAAAGTTTAAGAGGGTCTACGGGGAGCTAAACACCACAGCAGCAGAAACTGACAAGATGGTGGATAGTATCCAAAGACTAGCTTCTGAGTTCACCAAGTATGGCATTGCAGTTAAAGACACCATGGATCTGGCAGCCGAAGCCGCTGCAATGGGTCAGATGGGTGCAGCTCTTACTGCCCAGGTTGTAGAAGCAACAAGGCTTGCTGTTCTTGGTGGGGTAGAACAGTCCGAAGCCCTAAAGACCTCAATCTCTCTAACAAATGCTTTTGGAGTTTCCACAGAAGAGCTAGCATCTAAGATAGACTTCCTAAACGCTGTAGAAAACCAAACAGTTACAGCAATCGAAGACTTGACCATTGCTATTCCAAAGGCTGGTCCTGTTGTAAAGCAGCTTGGTGGAGACGTAGAAGATCTAGCATACTTCCTGACCGCCATGCGTGAAGGTGGCATTAATGCTTCCGAGGGTGCCAATGCGCTAAAGTCTGGTCTTGCTTCACTTATTAATCCTACTAAGCAGTCCTCTGACATGCTTGCAAGTTTTGGCATAAATGTCAAGGGTCTCGTAGAGGCTAATGCTGGAGATCTTAAGGGAACAGTTATTGGCTTTGCCCAGGCTCTAGACAAGCTAGATCCACTAAATAGAGCCCAAGCCATCGAACAGTTGTTTGGAAAGTTCCAGTTCTCCCGTATCTCAACATTGTTCCAGAACGTTATTGCCGAGGGTACTCAGGCACAAAGAGTTCTAGATCTTTCAAGGGCAACCGCAGCAGAGCTAGCAATCCTC